CGCCGCGTTCGCTTTCTGTTGTTTTGCCGGTCCTGCCTACTCTGATGGGCATGCCGTAAAGCTCAGCGCTGTCCATGTTGAAACCGAGAACGTTGCGGCATATAATTTCGTAAAGGGCCACCTTGTAAAGCAAGCCGTAGCCTACCAATGATACCCCAATCTCCGTTGGTGTTGGCACCCAAACGTGCCACAAACGGTACGGATCGTCGAGGAATTGCGCGCCTGAAAGGCTGTATACGTAGCTGGTAACGTTCAAACGGTCCGGGCTTACGTTAAATCGGCGTATTGTGGTCAGCTTCGGGAATTCGTCGTCGATAATGTCGCCTAGGGCTATGAGGCTGTAGCCATAAAATTCTGCGTCGAGGACGTAGTTGCAGTATTTGTAGAACCAATCCTTTTTTAAGGCTTTTGTCCACTCTTCGTTCTCTTCGCCGTTGGCGTCGCATAGCTTGTATTCCTTCAGCAGCGTCATTTCCTTCCTGCGCGACATGCAGGCTGCTACGTGGCCGTTCAGGACCGTGTCCATGTAGATTCTCTGCATGCGTACGCGGTGTGGGTACCACGCCTGCTCCGCTTCCGTGATGGCTTCGCGCCAAAGGTTCACGTCGGTGCGTATGCGCTGGAGCTGCACCGGTGTGATGTAGCTGCGAAGGTTGCGCTCCGGATCTTTCATGGTGCGCCAATCACTCGGGCGTTCGCCTGTTAGCGGGTTGTCCGGTGTCGGGAATAAATAGCTTTTAACTTTGTTTATCAGGCTGGCCATAGTTTGCTGTTTTATTTTTATTTTGTTCTGCGTATTCAAGTACTGCGCGGCGGTAACTGATAACGCCCGCCATGCCGTAGCGCTGGAATTGTTTTTTTATTCGGCGTCTGTGGTTTATTGTGTGTAAGTCCTCGCGCACCGATATGTATATTTTGCCGTCGTCGACCACGCCTCCGTCCTTAAGCTGCATGACGCCGTTTTTTTTCAGCTCTTCGCCTTTGAGCCTTGCGTATTGGTTTACGATTTGATGCATCGGTGGCAGCCCTTCCGCCGTTCTTTTAATCTGATTTAACTGTTTTTTTTTCATATGTGTGTGTGTGGTTTAGTAGCTGTTGCCTTGTCTGATTGCGGATCCCCAGCGGATGCGGTTCCCCTGCAGCGGTTGCAGCCTGGGGAGGTTCGGTGTAATGTCTCCCTTTGCGCACATTTGCAGCCATGCGATGGCGTCATCGTATCGCTTAACGCGTAGCTCGGGTATGTTGCGTGGCGATATGCGCGTGTGCAGGTGGTACAGCACAATGTCGCAGCAATATAAAACCATTTGAGCGTCTCGGGTGTCCGTTTCTGCGTAGTAGGTTTCGTTGGTTGGTAGTTCCTGCGTCACCTGGTATAGCGTTCCTGTACCCCAATTTTGCAAGCCTGCAGTCGGATCGTCCGGTGCAACGTTTGGCAGCGGTAGGTTTTGGTAGTAGCCGTATTGCAGCGCTGTGTCGTGGTCCATGATCGGCGTTGGCTTTTGGCAGGTGTACGTTTTGTTTTTCCACCATACCTGGTCGCCTTGCCTGTATACGCCGTCGTAGCGGAATTCGGGATAAGGTATTGTAACGCTATAAATGCTGTATTGCGGTCCTAAATCTAGCCAATCGTGCGGTGTGAAGACTCCCGTTATGCCGTCTACTCGCGCCGCGTATACGTGCCCGGTATAAAGCACCAAGTCGTTTGTGTTGTACGTTGCTGCTGGGTTGTATGTGTTGTTCGAGTCAAGGTAGAACCGTTGCAAGCCGAGGTATGTTTTGTTGAAATTAAACGGCTCTATGTCCTGGAATTCGCGGCTAATGTCGTATTTCTGCTTTAGGTAGCTTTGCGCCTCCGCTTCGCCTGCTAATTGTGCGCGTTGGCGTATGCTTTCGTCGTTGGCTATAATCTGCTGCAGGTTGGTATCTTGGATGTTTACCTGGTAATCCTTGGGTATAAGATATGCCATTTAAAATGTATTTTTTGAGCGGTTTTTACCAAAGCTCGGCACTGCGGAGGCACCACCACGCTGGTAGTTATTGTACTCGGTTATAAAAGCGAATGTAAGTAAATAATCGGTACAGTCGCTCATGTGGCCGTATTTTTCGTAATTCACACCCGTCTCCGGATCCTTTGTTTTCTCTTTGTGTTTGGTTCCGTCGCTGGCCTCTTTGAGGTACGAATAGTCCGCGATGCTGTGTTTGCAGGCGTCGCTAATTTGTATCTCGATGCCGCCTTCGTTGCTTGATAATATTTGGTTGATCCAATTGCCGCGCATGACGACCGCCGGTGCTTTTGTGTGTATCCTGAACGCCGGCTTCAGCGGTGCCAGCTCCGCTGCTATGATCCTGAAGTCGTTTTGCCCGCGCTCCGACCTGGTGTCCTCTGATTTGCCGGAAGGATCGCCGTAAACAAACAGCCCGCTTTTGTGTGCAAAATATCGGCGCATGAATTGTCGGCTCACTCCTTTTGTGCTGTTGTCCGGGTAGGTCGCTGCGATCTCGTCTACCAGCATGGCTTTTTTGCCGTCCAATTGCCAAACCTGGCAGGAGCAGTAGGGGTTGACATTGAAGTCAAACGATGCGTGCAGCGGTAGGTCGGGGTTGTAGCGCAGCGGTGCTGTGTGCTTTGCCCGGTCGAAGGCTTTGTAAAAGTTGCCGACTGTTTGCTTTGCGGTCCACAGCCCTTTTGCGTATATCGAGTAGAGATAGGGGTTCTTTGTTTTGTAATCCTCTATCTGCGCTTTGACCTCCTGTGAAAGCCAGCGGTTGTCCGAGTAGGTGCTGTGGTGGACCGTGTAGTTGTAGGTCACCGTTTTGCCCTCCACGGGTACGTCGATGGCCCTTCTAAAATTCAGCTCGTTGTCGTTCTCGAAGAACCGGCGCCAAAACCAATTATCACGGTGGTCGCCTTCGACCTGTGGGTTAATTGTAAATATCTCCTGCAGCAGGTCCGCCTTGCCGCCTCTGATCGTCAGGGTGATGGTCGCAAAGTCCGCCTCGTTGGGGATGTCCTCTTCGTACCATACGCAGCTCGGATCCTTGATTGATTTCAGCTTGTTGGGATCGTCGCCTCCGCGGGCTATGAACCGGTTACCGTTCACGCAGATAATTTCAAGGGGGTTAATCTTGAAAACAAACAGCGCCTCCAGGCCTAGGTCGTATATGTGCTGCTTTAGCGTCTCGTAGCTCGATTCCTTTATGCTGTTGTAGTTTTTTCTATAAAGAATGCACTTGAAATAGCGATGTGAAAGGCAGCGGTATATGAGCTGCTTTGAGGTGAAGTCGGATTTCGACGAGCCCCTGCCTCCGTACAGGATCAGGTAGCGGTCCGTGTTGGTGGTTAGCTCAACAAACCGCTCGTTTATTATTTTGCTCCATCTTGGCCAATTGACGGTCATGATTCGGCCCCCTCTTCGCCGGGCACTCTGACTGTAATCACTTTGCTGGTTAGGTTTATGGTCTCTTTAACCTTGCCGTATCCGCGGTCCAGCAGCACCTCTGCTGCGCGTATGTCGCCTTTGGTCGCCTTCACTCGCAGCGCTTTCAGGATCGCCTCCGCTGCGGTCATGCCGTCTTTCTCCTCGCCAAGTACCTCTGCGAGGAGCTTGTCTAGGTGTGGCAGCTTTTTTGGCTTGCCGTTGGGGTTGCCTGATTTGCCCTTTACAAAGGGTTTAGGCGCTAGCTTGTTTCCTTTTTTGAATGGCATTGTAAAATCTCCTTATTACGTAGCCGCGTATGAACGAGGCTACAAAAAATATCACGGTTATGAAAATGTTTTGTCCTAAAGTTACGGGTATGTGCAGAAACGGGTAAATCCATAGCTGTATTAAAAAGCTAATAATTAGCCCTATCACGACGTTGGTTGCGCTTTCTAGAGCGCTGTGCTTTTTTGTTTGGCCTTCCATTTTTTTCCGTTTCGTTTTATGGTTAGTGTTGGTTCCAGGGCTATCATGCGGTCCACGATCACCTGGCAGTATTTCGGATCCAGCTCGATGCCGTAGCAGGATCGCTTCATTTGGTGCGCCGCCACCATCGTGCTGCCTGATTTAAGGAAGCCGTCCGCGACAATCTCGCCCATCCTGCTGCTGTTCTCTATCAAAGGCGCCAATAATTTAATCGGCTTCATTGTGGGGTGCAGGTCGTTCTTTGTGGGCTTGTCGCAGTGTATGATCGTGGTTCGTACCGTCTCCCTGGTCATGTCCTCAAGCATTTTAACAAGCTGCTCTTTTTTCAGCTTTTTGATGTCTATTTTGTCCTCGATTACGGTTGTATGGTGGCGTTCCGGTGTGAAATAATGCGCGGCGCCTGGCATCCATCCGTAAAGGCAGGGCTCATGCTTCCATTGGTAATCCTGGCGGCCCATGACCAGCGCGTTTTTTACCCAAATGAGGCACTGCTTTAAAAGCAGCCCGCTCTCGATGAAGGCGCGCCTGAAGTTCAATCCTTCGCTGTCTGCGTGCCAAACGTACCACCCCCCCCCCGGTTTGGTGTAAGCTCCGAGGGCCGTGTGGAAATCGTATAAAAACTGATAAAAGTTGGCATCGTCCATGTTGTCGTTCATGATCGTCATCCCGGTGCCGCCTTCGTAGTTTACGTTGTATGGCGGATCCGTCATCACCATGTCGGCTAGCTCGCCTGCCATCACCCGCTCCCAGTTGTCGGTCTCTGTGGAGGATCCGCAAAGGAGGCGGTGCGGCCCTATCTCGAAAAGGTCGCCTGGTACGATGTCGGTGTGTATCTCGTCGGGGATATCGTATTCGTCCTCTTCGGCTTCCAGCACAACGTCGTCGTACTCCTCGGGCATATCGAGCCCCCACGCCGCTAGTTGGTCCGTATCCCACTCGTCGCGTAGCTCGTCGTAGTTCCATTCGCCGAAGCTCACGTTGTCCTTTATCAAGAATTCGGCTTTTTGCTCTTCCGTCCAATCGTCCGCGAGGATAATGGGTAGCTGCTTTAGCTTCAGTTCCTTCGCTGCTTTGAGGCGCATGTTGCCGCCTAAAACCACCGCTTTGCCGTCCGTGTCGGTGTAGCAAATCAGGGGGCGCTTCTCTAGCATGTCGGGAAATTCGCGCAGGCTCTGCACCAATTTAACGAATTTCTCGTCCTTTATGGTGCGTGGGTTCCTGGGGTTGGGTTTTATGTCTGCTAGTTGTCTGTATTCCATTTTTCAAAGGTAGGGGTTTTCATTATCATCCTCGTCAGGCTCGTCCGGTGCCCCTCTTATTTTTAGCCATAGAATTGTAGCGGTGACGGTTGATAGGAGCCATATCAGTTTTATCATGCTTTAGGGTTGATGTGTGAATAATATAAATTTGCCAGTCGGTTTGTTTGTTCAGCGATGGCGCCCATTTATTTTTCATTTCCCTTATTTGCCATTGCTGTTTGTCTGTTGTGGTTTCAGCCTCGTCGGCTAGGTAACCTTCAATGTGTAGCTCGATTCTCATAAAGATAAATATTTTTTTATTTTGGCTTTTACCGCGTTCATCAGCGCATCCTGCGTTTTTGCCTTCCCGGCTAGGGCGGTCATTACGTCGGTGTCCATGGTTTCGGTTGCTGTCAAAAGGTGAATAATTACGCCGTTCTGCTGCCCTTGTCGGTATAGCCTGGCATTCGCTTGTTGGTAAAGCTCCAAGGACCAGGTAAGCCCAAACCACACGATTATGTTGCCTCCTGCCTGGAGGTTGAGTCCGTGTCCTGCGGAGGCGGGGTGTGCAAAAAGTACGCGGATCCGCCCCGCGTTCCAATCGTGTATGTCCTGCTCTGTTTTTAGCTCCCTGGGTTTGTATGCTTTGAGGTGTTTGTGCATGCGCTCGAGGTCGTGCTTGTAGCTGTAGAAAACAAGCACCGGCTTTCTGTTGGCGGTGTCGATAATTTCTTCTAGGGCTTCTAGTTTCTCGTTGTGTATTTCGTGTGGTATGCGCTGCTCGTCGTAGACCGCTCCGTTTGCGAATTGCAGCAGTTTGGTTGTCAGCGCTGCTGCGTTAACTGCTGATATTTTTTTCTCGTCGTCCTGCTCTGCTGCCTGTATTAATTTCAGGACCTCCGTTCGTTCGAAGGCGTCGTATTGCTCCTGTGTTTTTGGCGGTAGCGGTATCTTGATTACGTTGTAAGTCAGCGATGGCATTTGGAGGTAGTCCTCGGCTTTCATGCTGATGCAAATGTCGGCTATCAGGCCGTATATTTTGCGCTCGTAGTAGCCCTGGCCGACCAACGGATCGGTTTCCTCTTTTAGCTTCCATGCGTCGTAGGGCAGATAATCCTGTTTGTTGAAGTATTTTGTGCGGTATTCCGTCAGCGTTTTGCCTAGGCGCTGGCCCTGGTCTAGGAGGTATAGCTGCGGCCAAAGCTCCAGCAGGCTGTTGGGTGCCGGGGTGCCGGTAAGGCCTACCACTCTGCTTATTTTTGGTCGTATCTGCCTTAGGGCTTTGAAGCGCTGCGATTTGGCGTCTTTGAAGGACGACAGCTCGTCTATGATCAGCATGTCAAATGGGAAGGCAAGGCCGTAGTAGGCTGTCAGCCATACCACGTTTTCGCGGTTGGTGACGTAGATATCTGCCTTCGCCTGGAGGGCTTGCTTGCGTTGTTTTTCGGTTCCTAGTACTTTGCTCAGGCGCAGGTGGCTGAGGTGGTTCCATTTGTCTATCTCGGTGCTCCAGGTGTTTTCTGCGACTTTTTTCGGTGCTATCACTAGGACCTTGCTGATGTCGCAATACTCGAAAAGCTGCACGATGGCTGTTAGGGTGCTTACCGTTTTGCCTAGGCCCATCTCTAAGAAAAGCCCGGCGGCGGGGTTGTTGATGATGTGGTCGGTGGCGTGTTGCTGGTATTGGTGTGGTTTGTAGTTCATAGGTTGAAATGCTTTAAAAGTAAGGCCGATGTGTCGGATGCTAATTTTGCTGTGTCGATGAATTCTGCGAGGCTCTCTTCGCTGTCTATTATTTTCACGATCAGGTTTAGCTCCTGCAGGCGTTCGTGTATCATCTGTTGCTTTGCTGTTGGTTTTTTGCCTGGGGCTTTGAGCTCCACAAAGTAAACGACGCCTCCTGGCAGCAGGACGATGCGGTCCGGGTAACCGGTGTTGTATTGGCTGTAAAATTTCAGCGCGATCCCGCCGATTGATTTGACATTTTTTGTCAATTTCTGTTCAAGTTTTTTTTCTGTCATGTCGTGTGGTTTTTTGGTTGTTTTTGTTTTGTTGCCCTTGTTGCCCTTGTTGCCGCAATAATAACACTTTCTTACGCGTATACGCGTTATGCGGGTTCGTGGGCGTGTTGTCCCCTTTAATCCTATTTTTTATTATTTTATAAATTATTGCGGCAACAGTGGCAACAATTCGCTGTATTCCTTTGCTGCTTTGCGTTTGAGCTGTTGCCGCAGTCCGTTTTTTGCGGCAACATTGCGGCAACAGCGGCTACAAAACGCAATCTAATTTTTTATAATATTATCGCTTGCGGCAACAGCGGCAACGGTGTATCGTTGATGCGGGAACATAGAATTTTTTGTTTCCTTGCGTATGTATCCCTTTAAAATGCCGTAATTTTCAAACCTCATTTTCGTGTCCATTTCGGTCCATTCCGGGTGCTTTCTCATGACGTCGTGTATGTACTTTGTGTTTTGGCTTGTCATTTCTTTTTGCATCCCGCCTAGGGCCTCGCACCAAATCTCGGCGGCGCTTATGTGATTGCGTATGTACATGCCGTCTCTGCGTGTCAGCTCGTCGTCTCCGTTCAGGAAGGATCGCCTGCTGTAGGTGTCCATATATTCCCAATCGGGCGGCACGGGTACGTCGAGGTATCGGTGTATAAGGCCTTCTCGCTCGTCTAGTTCGCTGTGGATCTCCTGTATTTTTTGCGCCTCGGCCTCCATTCCTTTGTCCAGGTATAGCGGTTCGCCTTGTTTGTAATAATGCACGGCTTCCGCCCATATTTGGTTGATATCCTGCTCTGTAAGGCTGAATACGTCGCGGTTGCGGCTTTCGCTCAGTTGCACTGGCCAAAATCGGCGGTTACCGGTCGGATCGCGCAAGAAGTCGGTTCTGTTGGTGCTCCCGAAGAACACGCACTGCCTTGGGAAGTTTTCGGTCCGCCTTCCGTATGCGACGCGGTATCGGTCCTCGCGTTTGCTTATGTAGTGTTTTATGTGCTCCGCCTCTGCTTTGCGTAGCCCGGCAAGCTCTGCGACCTCTATCAGCCATACGCCTTGTATCTGCTCGTAGGCCTCTTTGCCCTGTATTGTGGTGAAGCTGTCGGAGAACCATTCGCCGCCTAGCTTCCCTATCAGGGATGATTTGCCGAGGCCCTGTTTGCCGACGAAGGTCAGCATGTAGTCAAATTTAACGCCTGGTTGAAAAATCCGCGCAACGGCTGCGCATAGCGCCTTGCGTGTTATGGCGCGTACGTAGTCTGTGTCCTGGGCACCCATGTACTCGATGAGCAGGTTGTCGAGGCGCGGCGTTCCATCCCAGCGCTGGCTGTCTAAGTATTCGCGGACCGGGTGTACTTTGTGGCGTTCGTATATAACCTGCATGGCTTTCTCTAGTTTGGTGCCGCTGGCTATTCCGTATACTTTCTCGATGTAGTGTTCTATGTTGGCGTCGTCGCGGTCTATCAGGTATCGTGTTTTGTGGTTGATCTTGCGCCATGGGAGGTTGCGTCTCAGCACCGGTCGGTTCTCGAATTCGTCGTAGTATATTGCCCTCCTGAAGGCGGGATCGTTCTCTAGGATCAGGACGATGTTGTCTATGGTGTTGTAGTATTTTCCTTTGCGGTCCACGTCGAGCTCCGCCATCCACTCTGAGCTTTGTTCGGTGTCGTCCTCGGGTACAAAGCTGAAATCGGCGGCTGCGTTTTTTAGGCGCTCTTCGCCTAGTTGGCGGCGTACTTCAGGATCCTTTGTGGCGAGGTTCTGCATGGCCTCGTAGGATGCCGTCCGGTGGACCGGTGTGTCGGGGCTTTGGTCCTCGTCCATGATGCCGTAAAGGTGCACGCGTACCAGGTCAAAGGCGTTACAAAGTTTGCCGCCGGTGGGATCGCTTCCGTGGTGGCTGTATGCGAATTTATCATCGTAAACCACGAGGCCTCCTGCGGTGCTGCCTTTGAGGTAGGAGAAGCGGTTGTTCTCGCGTGTGCGCTCGTAGATTTCTGCTAGGTACTTGTCGATGGCGTCTGCGATTCCGTAGGTGCGGCAGAAGGCGCCGACGATGCCTGGTTTCTCTATCGGATCGCCTTGCTTGACCATGGACCGCTTTACGAGCCTGTCTATTTTTTCGCTGATGGGCCACTCGCTGCTGTCAGTCCAATCGTGGTATGTGGCGAGGATCTCGTCGGCGTCGAGCCATGGCCCGTCCTGCAGTTCGAATACGTATTCACCGTCCTTTGCGGTGCTGGGCCAATACATGAGGCGCTCGGGTTGGAAGGTGGTCGGATCGAACAGCTCAATGTTCAGAACGCCTGCAATCCGCCTGGCTATGGCCTGGTACTCTTCAGGGAATACCTGCCGGGATAGCGGTATAATCAGGCGGTACCTGGGGGTTTCCTTTGAGTGTTTGTGTGTGCTGTAAAGCAAAGCCGAGCAGTCGTACTGCAGGGTAAAATCGGACCAAAAGTCGAAGGTCGCAAAGTCGAGGTCGAGCGTGATCAGCTGTCTGTGAAGGACGGCGGTTGCCTTCCGGCGTCCGCTGCTGAGGTAGCCTCCAACAAAGCCGCCGATGTCTTTTATCTCATCCTGCCTGGGTTTTTTTGCTGTTGTGTATTCGGTGTAGGTTTCCGCGGTGCGGTGGGTGGTCTCGCACTTTTGGACGAATTTTGACCACGGGATTTCTTTGTTTTTCCAGCTTGTTTCCTTGCGGGATTTGCCGATGGCGATGTGAAGCTGACCGTCGTTTTTTATGCTCATGCGTTTTTTGTTTTTGGGGTGCTAAAATTAAGGGATGTGCGCGGTGTTTTTTACAATGTTGATATTTTATTCATTTTGTATTTTTTGAAATACCATTCATCGGCGGTTCTCATGTCCTTATAAAGCACCATGTGTACGCCGTCGCGGTTTGCGTCTATCAGGTGGGTTTTTTCTTTTTTTAGGGTGTCCTTTGCCCAGGCCCATGTTTTTATTAATTCTGTTTGGGCGATGTAATTTTGCGCCTCTATTGCCTCCTGGATTTGGGCTTCTATTTTTTTTATCAAGCCTTCGATTGGTGTCTGCATGCTGTTATGGGTTTAGTCTTTTTTATAAATCTTAGTTTCAAATCCTGCGGCTGTAAGTCGCAGCGTTGGTGCCCAGGGTATGTTTTGGCTCATGATGGCGTTCATGTCTGCAATCGTTCCCGTATCGCCTTCGTGCAGCTCGCATATTACTTCGTCGTGTACGTGCATGACGGTGTTGTAGTTGTGCTCCTGCAGGCGCAGCATGGCCTCTGCGAGGCAGTCTCGCGCTATGGCCTGCACGATATTTTCTACCAGCTTGCCGCCGTAGGTATCTTGTCGTTCCCATAGCTTGCGTTCGCCTGATAGGCCCATGTAGGATATTTGTGGTTTGCCCCATTTGCGGTCGCCCTGGATAACGGGCTTGTAGTACATGAGGTGCCTCCCGGATGGCAGCGTTATAATTAGGCGGTCGTGCTTGTAAACGAAGGATAAATTTCGCAGGCGCATGTCGATGTTCGGTTCGTCGATGGCGTTCATGGCGCATTCCTGCACGTCGTTCCAAAGGCGCACAATCTTAGGGCTGCTTTTGCGCCAAAGCGCAACGATCGCCGGCAGCTCTGCTTCCGTTAGCCCTTTCTCGAGGGCGCCCATTTTAACGAGGGCGTTGGCTCCGCCCTGGTACCCGAGCGCAAGCTCTGCGACCTTCCCTTTCTGCCTTTGCTCTTTTGTCACCTGGTCGACGGGGATGCGGAACATTTGCGCTGCTGAGGCTTCGTATATTTTACCGTCGCCCTCAAAGACTTTCATGCGCCAGGCTTCGCCTGCAAGCCATGCAATAACGCGGGCCTCGATGGCGCTGAAATCCGAAACGAGGAAGCGGTGCCGCGGTTTAGCTATAAAGGCTGTTCGGATGAGCTGCGATAGCGTGCTGCTGATATTGCCTGTTATCAGCTCGAGCAAATCCAAGGATCCGCTGGCCACGTAGCTGCGTATCTCTTCAAGGTCCTTTATGTGGTTCTGTGGTAGGTTCTGTACTTGCACGAGCCTTCCTGCCCACCTCCCGGTGCGCGTGGCTCCGTAGAATTGCAGCAGGCCTCGTATGCGGCTGTCGTAGTCGCTTACCGTCGCCAGCATGGCTTCGTATTTGCTCACGCTGCTTTTGCCGAGCTCCTGCCTTATCTCAAGGACACGGGTTATTGTTTTGTTGCTGGTTGCCCCTTTAAGCCCCGGGATGCTGGCTTTCGTTAGCGTTTTCACCTCCGTGTCCATTTCGTCGGATAGCCATTTTTTTAATTGCGCTCCGCTGTTTGGGTTGTTTAGGTTGGTCAGCTTTATGGCCTCACCGGTTAGCCTCGCGGTGTATTCGTCGTTGATGGCTATGGCTGCCTGTACGAAGGGTTTGTCCAGCATGATGCCGCGGTCGTTTATCTGTTGGTCTAGGATGTATAGGCGCTGTTCTTTTTGTGGCAGGGTGTACCAGGCTAGTTGGTCTCTGATGGCGCTTTCGACCTCGACGTCCTGCATGCAGTATGCTTTGAAAGCCTCCCATTTTTGAGGATCGTCCTGGGGCAGGTTCCTGCTGCGCATGCCGTTTGCTTTTGTTGGTTTGCAGGGTAGGGAGAAGTGTCGAATGAGCGCGGATCCGTTGCGGTCTTTTTTCTGCCTTAGGTTGAGGGCGTCTGCGACGGCTCCTAGGCCCATTGGCAGCCCCATGGCGGCGGCTTTTATCATGGTGCACTCCCATTGAGCTGCGTCGGTTCCTGCGCTGTAGGCGCGGCTTAAACATAGCCTCTCAAAGGTTGCGTTGTAAGCTGTTTTTTTGTATTCCGGTAAAAGAAGCCAGCGGATAAATCTTTGTAATTCGGGGTTATTTTCGCTTAGGTCGGTCATAATTCGCACCGGCTCGTTGTCGAGCTTGTAGGCTATCATCAGGATTTCAAAGTCGGGGGATGCGACGTACTTGTAAACTCCGCACGTCGTAAGGTCGACGGAGCTGTACGTCTCGATATCAATTGCGAGCGTGTGCATGTTGGAGTGTGTTTTTTGTTTGAAAAAATGCCGGGGTAAGGCGCCCCGGCTCGCGTGAAGTTAAAACAAATCGTCATCGTCGTCCGCGGTGGCTTTGAAGCCGTCGCCGAAGTCAGACTCTGCTGTTGATCGGCCCCCTAATGGTTCGCCGTCGCTTAGCTTTTGTACGTTGTTCAATCCGCAGGCGATTCCTTTGTTGCCGTTGGTGTTGAAGGCGTAAAAGGTAACCGAGGCGCGTCCAAAGCAGCCGCTGTATAACTCGTCCTGGTCGATGATCGGGTTCAGGTTCTTGTCGACCACTCCTGGCTTCGTGCGGCAGGTGGCGTTCAGGAAGTAGGCGTCTTTGTAGGCCTCGTCCTCTGCCCTGTCTATGTCGCCATCGCGCAGCGGCATTTTGATGTTGGCTGGTACCTTGCCACCGAATTTCGAGTCCTTGCCTGCAGCGACCGCGGCTTTAATTGCGGCCTCTACTCGCTTAATCGTCTCTTTGTCGTCCTTTGAAATAATCAGCGAAACGCTGTATTTTTTCTCGTCGCTGTCTCCGATGGCTTCGGGTTGCCATACGTGTAGGTAGCTAAATCTCACCTTCCCGGTGATTACTTTTGTTTGCGGCTTGTCGTTTTGTTGTGCCATTTTGTTTTTGTTTATTGGTTTGAAAAATCGTTTACTGCTGATTGTGCTGTACCTAGTGCCGGTCTTTTATCTGATATTGGTACCAGGGTTGGTTTGCCTGGAGGCTTCGCAATATAAGCGCTCAGCGCGGTATTAAATGCAGCCTTGCCCATTTCTTTTTCTAGGGCGGTTATGGTGTTTAATTTCTTAGTCCACACCTGCTCTGCTGTCAGGCCATTTTGCAGCAGGATCTCCGCTGCTTTATCTGCGTCAGTGATGGTCCTGTTTGACCTGCCTTCGACGAGCTTGTAACCGGGCCATTCTTTGCCGTCTATTGCCTGGGCTAGGGCGTACTCTTCGACGGCTGTCAGCCATGATCGTATGGCGTCCATTTGTTCGATTACGTGGCTTATTTCGTCCGGGGTTAAGGTTTGCGCCTCTGCGAAGTCGTGGCGTAACACCTGCATGTTTTGGTCCGCTAGTGCGCGGCAGCTTGCCTTCGCTTTGCAGAATTTACAATGATCACCTGGTTGGTAGGATCCTCTGCCTTCGTATGCCTCCTGGGCTTTGAAGCGTACCGTCTCCCATCCCCATTTGAGCAGCTCGATGGCGTCTATCTCGTAGCTGCTGTAGTTGTTCATTCGCGGTTGGTGTATGGTCATGCGCACCTTCGTGATGTCGTATAAAACGCTGAATTCCTCAAAGGCTGCGAGTCCGTACAGCATCATCTGTTTGTTCTCGTAGGCATCAACTTCGACGCCTTTGCCGTATTTTAAGTCGATAACCTCGATCCATTCGTCGGCAATAATGATGCAGTCTCCGGTGCCGAAGCCCTCGGGCACAAAGGCCGAAAGGTCGAGGCGGTGCTCCAGCTTTATTACTGCGTCCTCGGTCCTGCGGAGGGCGTCGGTGTATCGCTCCATGACAAGGCCTGCGTAGTCGTCGCAGTATTTGTGCATGTCCTTTGTGTAGTATTTGTTTGTCTCAATTTTGGCAAATTCGGACCGGTACTTCGCGTTGCTGATGAGCTTCAGGTTCCTGCGGCATATCAGCTCTGCGAGCGAATGCGCGACCGTACCCTCTTCTGCTGCGTCGCTTGTTTTGTCAGGGTACCGCGCCTCTAGTTTTGGGGCGGCGGTGCAGCTGAGCCATCTGCTGGCTGAGCTGGGTGATAATAGTGCGTGTGCCATTTTTAAAGGGTTTGTAATTGTTGAAAAAATGCGGTGTAAGCGGAAGGCTTAAGCTGTGAAACGTTGGCGGCTCCGTGCTCAGTTAGTAGCTCCTTAATTTCGCTCTTTAGGCCTGCGTCGGCTTTGTCCTTTACAAGGGAGCGGATCGTTGCAATGTCGACGCCTTCTGCAGGTGTTTGGGGCGCTTCTGAGGCTTTTGGCGGCTTGGAGGGTACAATGTCCGGCTCTGTGAAGGGAAGGTAATTTTTCGGCGCCTGGGGTGCCGCTGCTGGTACTTTGTTGTCCGGGTTGGCGTGCGCTGGGCGCAGGACGTTGATAAGGTCTGTTAAAAGCTGCGCTGTTTCCGGTGACAGGCTGTGCGTGATTTTGATTTCCATGTTGTTTTTGTTTTATTGTTTAAAATTTAATTTTGAAAAGTATTCGAAGTCGTCGCCTAGAAACCGCTTCATTTCGCGTGGGCAGGTCTGCGTTTGGTCCTGGATCATCTCGAGTACGTCGTATAATCGGTAATCGAACCAGGTCGCTATGACTTCGCCGTATAGGCCGATTTTAGGCAGTTGGCTTATTCTCTTCAGCGCTTCGATCCTGTCTAAGGTGGGCGATAGCTGCTTCGTATTCATCGTCGGTCATTTTAGTTAGGGTGTGTTGTTTTGTAATCCTTGATGTGTGGCTGGTTCTTACCCTTGCCACTATAAAAGTCCATGAGGCGCTGTTCATGGGTTTTTTGCGCTTTAAGATCCGGGCTGAAAATGAGGCGGCTAACATACAGCATTATTTTTTTTAGCATAAACTTTTAAATTTACGGTGTCATGTAATAGTTGCTTTGTTGCGTCCTCGCCGCCGAGCTTTTTTATTTCGGCGGGCTTCAGGTAGATAATAACGCGTTGTTTTTTCTCGCCTACTGGGAGTGGCTTTCGGCCGATTGTTTTTTTCATGTTTAGAATTTTATAAAATTTTCGATAAATAATGTCACCAGGATGATTACGGTGACTGTGATTGTGTCTTTTGTTTTTTGGCTCATGGCGTTGTTTTTAGTAGATGTATTGAAAGTTTTTTGTTGTTGCTATTTCGCCTTCTATAAAGGCGCGGTTTATCAAACGTTGCGTTCCAAGCTCTTTTATTTCGTTGTCTGCGTCTTTGATCATCTCTATAAGCCATCCGCGTGCTGTTTGGTATTTCACCTCTCTGTTTGCTGGGGTGTGTGTCTCTGTTTGCAGCTCGTCGTTTAGGCGCTCAATCTCTGTGCCGTCTAAGCTGACCGTCACTTCGTACCAGCCGTAGGCAATGTAATCAATGTTTGTAATTCTCCCGTTGTGTGCTGTGAATGAAAGCGTCGAGGTTTGTGTTGGTTGTGTCATGGTGCGTTGTTTTTGTTTTGTTTTTGGTGTTATTTTTAAGCGTAGATCTCTTTTAAAGTTTCAAAGGGTAATTGGTAACCTTTCATGTCGTTTCTGTTCATGCAGCGCTCGTTGTAAAGTTTAACCGCCGCTTCTCTGATGTAGGCGATGTCCTGCTCTGTTACGTCCTTAGTTTGCATCCACATTTTTAGCTGCTCTTCAATGTCCCATCTTGTGCATCCGTTTTGTATGTCCCATGCGCAGATGCTGTTTGGTCTTAATTTTAGCGCTTCGTATTTTATCAATGTTTGTGTAAGGGCTTTGTTGCTTTCGGTTGTTGCGGTTTGTTTTTTCATTTTGTTTTTGTTTTGTTATGCTAAGGTGGGGCTTTATTTTCATACTACCAAATATTTACAGCACTTTTTTTGTGTTTTTTTTGGTGCTGTTTTTAGGGTGCAAAAAAGGTGCAAAAAAGCCCGGCGTGGAAACGCCAGGCGAACAAAAACTAAATCCGCACAATCTATGAGTAAATCGATTCGTTGTATATTTTGTATTCCGCTCTGCGTCGGTTCTGCAGGCCCCTGGAAGGGATCCCGCCTGCAAAATGCCATTTTAGCCACTCCGCCTCAATTGCAGGATCCGTGGGGTTTTTCTTTATCATTTTGCGCAGAGTGCTGTCTTTGAAAGCTCCGACGCCTATGTTGTATGTCAGCAGGACGACGGCATCAAATTGCGCCTGTGTTAATTTAAGCCCGATTAAATTTAATACCATGCTCTTTTTGCTTACCTCCCAAGCCAGGAGCTCTTCGGCTTGCGCCAGGGTTATCCGGTCGCCTAGCTTTATCCTGGTTCCGTTGGTGTACATGGTCGAGCCGTATCCGATTGTTATCGGGAGCCCTGTCTTTGACAACGGATCCTTGTATGCTGTCAGGACGCAGTGCTCCGCTTTCTTTAAAAAGGCGAGGCCTTTGTTGGAGAATGTCATCATGGCGTTATTGTTTGTATGTAATTTCCGAATTTCTGCTTTAGGAGCGCTTTTAATAAATCATCGTTTTTCAGGATCTCCTGCGCAAATGCCGGCACTGCAAAGGTGGCGTAATCATTCGGATTTATTTTTGTAAAATTTCGACCTGCTAAAAAACCGAGCAGCGCTCCTGCTCCGTATCCGTTCAAAGCGTAAATCGGCACGCCTGTGTATTGCGCGTTGCGGTTTGTAATTTCGATTTCTCTCTTCAGCATTGTGCGCACCGGCACCTCTTTAATTTTCGCGGGCATCGGTTCCGTTTTCTGTTTTGGTATCGCCTGGGCTATCGGTGCTGTTTTCAGGATGCTGTTCCTAAGCTGCAGCTCCGTGCTGGTTAGGAGCATGTATGGCTTGACGGTAACGGGGATGTATAACGGCAAATTTACGAGGTCGTTGTAGTAGGCGCTTGTCGAGTCCAGGCATTTGTATTCGTTGATTACGATCGGGCAGATGCGCGTGTCGTACATTGAGATGGGCGCCTCCGCGTTTACGATTTGATTCTCTATCTCGCGCTGGTAGAATTTATAATCGTCTATCTCCTGGTAGTATTGGCTGTAGTCAATGTCCTTGTATTTTGCGCTTGGGTTTCCTGCTGCAAATTTGTTATCTGCAGGCGTTGCTTTCAGCCCTTTGCGGATAAGGTGGAACATGTGCCTTGCCTGGATTAAATTATCGAAAACGTCGCGCTGCTGGTCCTTTGTTTTCACTTCCGTCGTTCGCGTTAATTTGTACAGCTTGTTGTTCTCGTAGAAATCGTAAACGCTCACCGCGTTGTTGTAAACGGTGAGGCTGTCGTTATCGGTAGGGCATGGCGTTGATTGGTTGTATACGTCGAGGCATTGTCCGCTGTTCTTTAAGGCCAATAAAAGCGCCATGGCTGTTAGCCATGTTTTCATTTTCTTAGCTGTATTAGGTTTAGGATTATTGAAACCGCAAGCGCTATAATTAACCACCAGGACCGGTTAAGCCTTTTGTCGGCTTTTGCAATCCATTCTTGTTTGTCCTCTTCGCTGGCTTGCAATCGGTAATTTAACAAGGCGTATTCTGCTGTGTCTCTTATCAGGCGTTCTTTGTAAACGGTCACCGTGGGAACGGCCACGATTTTTGATTTCGCTTGCTTGTATATTATTTGGTTGGTCGTTATTCGGATCGTGTCGATGCGTGTTGTATCGCAGCTTATTTCAGCAAATTGGTAAGCAGTATCGCTGCGAACAATAGTATCTCGTATACCAATACAAGGGTAAAACACACGCGCAAAATTCGAAGCGACGGCGGGGTAGCTGAGCTGGGCTTTAATGAGATCATGTTGTGCTTTCTTTTGTGTATAACAGCCCAACAATGATGCCAAAAAAATTATAATTACCGGTGTTTTCATATCTTCGTGATTCAAGTCATGCAGGTTGCATGGTGCAGTGCGTTTTTTAAAGCCCCGGATTTCTATCTAGGGCTTTTTTATTTTCAAAGGGTGATTTTCTCGTTGGCTACAATCCTGCCGTATAATGCGACCAGGTATCCAATGAGTGATGTCACCTGTGCAAAAATTACGGCCATGCTTCCGTGCGCGTCCTTTATTGCCTGAGTGTAATTCTTGAGCTGCTCGAAGTCAGGATTTGCCGGTAGTTGCAAATCGGGCACCTCTAGTTTTGTTTGTGCAAGCCATCCAATGAAGGCGATGAAAATGCCCCATACGGTTTTGCTTTTAAGCCATTTTTTTGTTGTTGCTGTTTCCATGTTTTTTGGTTTAGGTTTTTTCTAGTTTTGTTATTCGCTCTTCGTGGTTGTCTAGTATTTTTTCGTGCTGCTCAATGTCTTTTTTTGTGGCGATGTTGGACATGAGAATGTCCTGGACCGTTTTCTCGAAACTGTCCATTTTATCAATCATGCGCTTGCTTACGTAGGATATCAATCCTAGTACCAAAAAAATTAGTATGTTGGTAATTTCTGCAGAGGACATAGGGTGCCTGATTTTTATTTAAAAATAAAAAGGCTTTTTGTCATCCGGGCTTTTGTGAATTACAAACCGTAGACGAGAAATTGGTGGTATGGTGGTATCTCGCTGTCGTCGGCAATTTCGAACAGCTCGGGGTGCTCAACAATTGCCGGGTGTGTCGGCAGTTGCTCGTCGGTATAATCCGCTGTAATTACAATCGTGTAGGCGCTGGTTCCTACGCTGTTTATTTGTCTTATGTGCTTCATGGTTATTGTGCTCTGTAGGTTATGTCGTATTGTATCCTGCGATAATTGTTTGATGATCCGGCTACGTACAATTCATTTGCCGTATTTGTGGCGTTTCTTCTCATGTAGCATGTTGTTGTTAATGATACCGTTGTGCTACTTAAACCAAGCCCTCCAATGCCGCTATATAAAACGGCGGTATTTCCTAGCTGAAACATGCTAATATCAGGCGCTGGGCAGTCACCTGGTATTGTAAGCGTGGCTGCTGTGATAGCTGCTCCAGCAATACTAAATTGTATAAAAATTTGTAAATGCACCCACTTGCCTGTCTGCTGCCATTGATAGTAGCTTATTGTCGGGGTTGTAGGTGCTGTTGTTCCAATCCATGTTATTGTTCCGGAGTATGTTCCTGCGGTGTCTCTGAAAGTTTGCGCGGTTGCGTTTGCTGCGGCGTTGGTGTTATTCGCCATAATCGAGTAGGCCGATATGCTTTTGCGCTGAAATACTGAAGTGTCGCTTGGTTTTATGTATTTTGTGCCGATGGCGTTTACGACGCTTACATCGTGCCATAAACTGTCCACGCGGCTAAATTGCAGTAGGGTGCTATCTGCAGGTGTTATTGCAATGGATACGTCGCTCATTTCGTCTAATTGAAAACCATTTCTAACCGCGATTTGTATGGTTCCGAAGTTTGGATGTGCTCTAGTTACCGTTCCAATCGCGACGTAATGATAAGGCGCTAATGGCTTAGTTGTTGTGTAGCCACCTGCTACCGTTGGGCTAAGATATAATGTTTGTCCGTCGGTATAGTTTGAAGTCGGCAGGTTTAAATTTGTAATACTTCCGTTTTGTATAACCGTGCCGCTGCTGTTATTGGCTATGTCTGTTTCCACAAGTCCGTAGGTGTATGCGCTTGTCGCCTCTGTATTTGCTTTTGCAAGGGCTATTGTGGGCAGATTGCTGCTATGTGCGCCGTTAATATATATTACGCTTCCTTTGGCGATTGTGGCGCCGCTGTTGTTGTATACCTGCGTTATTAATCGCGTCGCGCTTCCTGCGACGCTTGATCGTATTATTAAATCGTTTGTAGCGCCATTTTTTATAACGCGGATTGTGCTGTCATTTGGTTGGCTCACGCTGTTCACCCATTTGTTTGCTGTGTCGACTATTCGTAGGTATTTTGTGCTAAGCGTGGCGCTGTCTACTATGATTGTGCCTGTGTTGGTAATTGGTCCGCCGCTGAGGCCGTATCCGGTGGCTACGTTTGTCACGGTTCCGCTCCCGCCGCTAGGTATTGTTTGTGTTGATAATTCGCCTGCGCTGCCAGCCACCACCATCCTGGTTCCGGTTCCGCTAAGTGGTACCATTCGAATTGTGCCGCTGTTTGAAAATACCGCGGATCCGTCGGTTTGTGTGAATTTTAAGCCCGCAAATGCTCCGCCTGTTTGCGTTCCTATTGCCGCTATGGTATTGTCGATGTCAATTCGACCGGAGGTGAATGGCGAGCTGTATGATCCTATAATTAAGTAGTTTCCGTTGGTGTTGATTGGGTATGGTGTGGGTGATGCTGGCAGCGTTCGTCTAACATACGGGCTAAGCATGGTCGCTGTGTCTGCTATGTTTACTTTTAATGCTACCGCGCTGCTTTTCGCGTATGGGTTTAGCATGGTCGCTGTGTCTGCTATATTTACTTTTAAAGCCACAGCGCTGCTCTTCGCGTATGGGCTCAGCATCGTTGCGGTATCTGCTATGTTTACCTTCAATGCCACGGTGCTGCTCTTCGCGTATGGGCTGAGCATGGAGGCGGTGTCTGCTATGTTTACCTTCAATGCCACAGCGCTGCTCTTCGCGTATGGGCTCAGCATGGAGGCGGTGTCGGTGTATTTTACCCGGAGGTCGATTCTGTTGCTAAGGCTTGTCGTGTCGGTTGCGGTTTCGGATCCGCCGCCTAGTTTTTTCCATGGCCCTTTGTACCGGTAGTAGATGGCGCTGTCTCGGCCCATAACGATGCAGCCTGTGTCGGATATGTTTTTTAAAGCGGTTGTGTCGGTGTATGGAATTGCGAGGCCCTGCATGAAGCGTTGCTTTCCGTATATTGGAGTCCATTGCGCCTTTGCGGTTATTCCTGCAAACAATAAAATTGTAAAAATCAGCCGTTTCATAGTGTGATCATTTCGGTGTAAATAATGTATAATTTCTCGCCTGTCATCAGCGGATTTGCAAAGGTAATCGTTCCTGTTATTGCATCAAAGCTGTATTCTGTGTCGGGTGCTATGTTGCGCTCTATTTGCCCGATTGTTTTGCCTATCAGCGTTGGTATTGTCACGCTTGCGCCGTCCGCCTCTGCGATGTAATTTGTGAAGCCTGTTCGCTGGTATTGAAAAACGCCGCCGGGGTTGAATGGAGGCACGTATGGTGCTGATGGTGCTATCGGTGCCTGGCCTTTGACAACATAATAGGTGCCGTCGCTTCCGTTTGCCGCGGTGGCGTAAATCACGCCCTGCAGCGATGTGATCCTGTTTACGTTTTGGTCTACGATCAGGTCGCTATCCCAGGTGAAGGGCTGCTGCGATACGACCGGTTGGTTTATGTTGCTCACTCCGCTGTCCTGCAGGAGCTTGTACAAATAGTCAAGCGATCCGTATGTGTTTAGGCAAACGTCCATGAGGCTTTGCCCGTTGATGCCGGTGTATGTGCTCATATTTTAACTGCGTTTGGGTTTATGTTTAGGTTTCCGTCCGGTGTCAGCGAAATCACCGCGCCTTCTACCCGGTATCCGTCCGATTGGAGCTGTACCTGGATGCTGCGGTTCAGGACGGATAGGTCCTTGCTGGCTTTTTGGTATTGCATCAAACCGACGCCGTCTGATGGGTATTCTTTCCACCATCCTGGAAAGGCGTTGAGCGTATCGATGATGTGCTGCTCGTCTGATTCGACGTAGTACAAATCTCCGCCTCTGAAGTCGATATCGTTATCGCGTAGGGCTATGTCGTAATTAATCGCCATGTTGAACGTTTTTATTTTCTATGTCGTTGCGCTGCGTCGGTGTAAGCGTTCCGCTGATCGGGCTCGTCGTTGGTGTTGTCGGGCTGCCTGCGGTAGCGCTGGTATGGACGTGGCTGTTAAAAGTTGATAGGATCGTGTTTACTTTGTTCTCTAGGTTGTTCAGCTTCGTTGTCAGCTCCGCCACTTTTACAAGCCCTCCGTTCTCAAAGCCTTTGAAGGATATTTGGTCCACGTCGCTGCATTGGATTACGTATCCGCTTGTGTAGGTGCCGTAAACGACGAGAACCGTCGAGCCTACGGTGGGTATCAGCAGCATCCCGTCTCCGACCTGCGTCATCAGCAGGCATTCCATTTCGACGTAGTTGTCAAGCGTAACCACGCAGCTTCGTTTGTCCTTGTCGACGGATTCCACGTTGCCGGTGCCCAGCTTTAAAAACTGCGCCTTATCGGTGCCTGCTAGCTTTTTTATTGCGGTCGATATGGACCGGTCGTGTTGTTCGTTCATGGTATTAAATAGTCGAGTATTATTTCCTGTCTGTGTCCGCTTACGCCGCCGCTGTAATTTACGCCCTTTACTTTGTATTTCCCGTTCCGCTCCGGCAGGATAGGATCCTCAATTATTACGTTGTCGCCTTGTCTCACGTACGGAATTCCGAAGGTCGTAAATTTGCCCCTGAAGCCCTCGTAGAAATATTTTTGTATCGCGTCCTTTCCTGCTTTGAACATGACCGGTATCGAGCTTACGTTCATAAGAGGCACCGTCCTGCGTTCGCCTTCGGTGTTTGCCGGCAGCTCCTTTCCTTTCTCTTTTTTGACAAAATCCCAGTCGTTTTTTTTCTTATTCCAAAATACCAAAATTTCGAGGCGCTCTTTTTTCGATTTTGGTTGGCCGTCTTTTGTTGTGCCGCTTACGTTCTCAAATTGGGAAGTAACAACGGCCGACATAACGACGTCATCTTTTCGCTTGTATGTGAGCTCGTCCGTTATAATGTTGCCCTGAAAAACGAACTTTTTGTAGATAACCTTCCCATTCACGATGTTGTCCGATGGAAGGTATACCAGGCTGCCCACCCGGAGCTCGTTGCCTCTAAAGTATGCCTCCATCGCTGCGTCCTTTCTCATGCGCTCTAGGAATTGTGCCACGGTTTCATTCTGTACTACGATTTGTCCTATGCTGGTCGAGCTCCGTTTGTTAACCGTTATTTCGGGGTGGTCTTTGAGCATGGTGGCGACAAGCTCTTCGACCGATTTGTTCCAGGTCTGCGGTTTGCATGGTATCTGCTTAAGCAGCCACATGTTGTCCTCGGCTTTCAGCTCCATTGGTTTTTTCGAGCCCACCTCGCTGATGTACCCTTCGAAGATTTGGCTCTTTTCTAGGATCTCCTGGTTGCCGCGGTAGTAGCGGTAGCCCATCTCGATTTTTATTTTGTCGCCCCTCAAAAACAGCGGGCTGTATTTGTCAAATCCGCCGACGTTGACGTTGTCGCCTCCAAGGGGGAGCAGCTTGTTGTTTTGGTCGCGGACGTATATGTTTTTGGGCACCGTGATCTTCGCCTGGTTGGTTAAATCCACCCATGTGTCGGAGGCGTCGAACTGGTTACAAAAGTCAAAAAACAGCGTCTTTGCCCGGTTCGGGCTGTTCTGTTGTATCGTTATGAGCGTGTAGCATCTGAACATTTTATTGGTATTTTAGCTCGACCGGTAGGTCGCTTACGCAGTTAATGCTGAAGGCCTGGTATGAATAGCCGCCTGCCATTTGTGGTATGCTGATTGATTCGACGACGATGTTGGTAACGCCGAGGTTTTGCATCCACCTGGAGACGATTCCTTTTGTGGTCGGTGCCTTTGCCCAATTCATGAGCACCTGCACGTCCTCTTTTGGGTATACGCCGTTTGTGCCGCATATAACGCCGTTTAGGGTTATCTTGGCATCATCCATGCCGATGTACTCTTTTACGGTTCCGTTGCGCCCCTGGATGGCTGTTTTGACAATTGTCATTGGTTGCTCCATGGTGCAGATAACGGTTTCTAATTGTACGATTGGTATCTCTATGTCTTTTTTCAGCGTGTAGTCGTAGTAGGTATCCGGTGTGTTGGCGTTCCCGCTCGGCCCTGTCAGCAGCACGTCGACGAATATCGGAATGCCGCCCATGCCGCTCATTTTTGCGGGCCTGGTTTCGTCCGGTGTTATAAATCCTGCCTGAACAACGGCGGGCTTGTAGGGGTTGTCGCGTGCGTCTCGTACTTCTACGTTCTGCATGTTGAAAGCCCGCACGAGCGTGCCGATTACGTTGAGGCCTTTGTTTAGTACGTATGTTGCCATGGTTACATTCCTGCTGTTATTTGTGAGTCGCGGACGGCTTCTAGGATCGCCTGTGCGACGAGCTCTTTAACTCGACCGGCGCCTTCTGTCATCTGCATGGTTTCTATTTTAAAAAGCTCTATTAATTTGTCTATTTTGATGTTGATCGTGGTTGCCTTCGTGCCCGTTACTTTGCTCGCTTCGCTTTTTGAGGTGGTTGGTACCATGGCTTCCGTTTTGCCTTTGCCGAGCGCTCCTTTGTCGATAAAATCCTGCACGGGGTTTTCGGCCGTTTTTGGGGCTGTTTTTGTCTTTGCTTTCTCTACGGTGTCCTTTATGCCCATCATCGATTTAAACTTGTCATAAACGCCCACGACGGTGTCTACAATCGGTTTAATGGTGCTATCGTAGAAGGATTTTATCCAGCTGCCTATTTGCTTTAAAACGGCCCAGCCTATTTTGAAGGGGAGCACAAAAATATCGACGATGTGCAGCTTCTGTAAAACCACCCACAGCGTGTGTATTACGTCGATGGCCATGGCTATGGTGTTGTAGATGTTGTTGTATAGCCAGGTGAAGCCGTCTATCAGGTAAATCAGCGCCGTTCGTATGCCCTCCAGCAGACCGGTTCCTTCGCTGCTGAATTGCGAAAGCGCGGCCCATACTTTTTTGACCGAATTGTAAACGGTCATGAATAGGTTTTTTATCGGCTCAAAAAGAGGCTTTATAAATTCCATGAATGAATTGAAGCCGTTGATCAGCGTGTTGGCAAATCCTGCCAAATCGAGCGATCCGATTTTCTCTTTTATCCACTCCAGCCCGTTGGCAATTCCTGAAAGCACAAAGTCGGTGAGCGGTTTCATTTTTTGGAAAACGTCGACCATGGAGACGAAGATTGTGTCGCCTAGGTTTGATATTTTTACCGACGTGTTTTTCTGCATGTTCTCGAGCCCGTTGTAGTAAATGCCGCCCTTCTCATGCGCTTTCTGCAGCGCGGCTGTTAGCGTGCCGTAGCCGACCTCCATTTCTTTTACCTGCTCAATCGGTTTGTGTGTGTAGTCCGCTAAAACTTTGTAAACGTTAATACCTGCAATTCCAAATTGTTTTATGTCCATTGCGGTTGCCTTGCCCACGGTGCTTATTTGCGCTAGGTTTGCCGACATTCGTTGGAATTCGTCGTTTCCTTTGCCTGATGCCGCCACGGCGTTTGCTAGGTTCATGACGTCGGCCCTTGCTTTGTCTGCGTTGACGCCGGAGGCTATTAATTGCTGGTTTGCTGATAGCAGGCCTTCGAATTCAAACGGTGTTTTTGTCGCGTCCTCCATTGTGTCCTTTACGACTTTTGTTGCCGCTGCTGCGTCTCCTAGAAGCGTTGTGAGCCCTGTTGTCGCGTCCTCTACTTTGCTGCCTGCGTCTATAATGGATTTCCCAAATTGCGCTAATTTGTCGACAGCGAATGCGGTACCGACCACGCCAGCCATATTTTTCATGAGGCCGTGTATTCGGTCCATTCCGCTTTCTAGGTTATTCGCGCTCTGCTCCGCGTTCCTCATTGGGCCCGTGAATTGATCCGTCAGCCTGAGTATGTATTCGACCGGTGTTGCCATTTTATTTCATTTTACCTTCTTGTCTTAAAACGAATTGAATTCTCGCCCATGCCGTGTGAAATTCGTAATCAGTCATCTCGTCCGGGTTCAGGTTAAATTGCGAATAGTAGGCTATGAAGGCTGCTATTTGGCTCTCTTCGCTGCTCTCCGTTGTTATCTCGTATTCCTTTATTTTTTTTTAAAGGCGTTTTGGCTTATGTTGATAAGCTCAAAGCAGGCCATGCTGGCTCCGAAGTAAAACTCATCGTATTGCGACTCGTCTGAAAAAATGCGCGGATCGCTTTCGTCGCGAATTATCAACGCTTCGAGAAGCTCCCCTGCTGCGACGGTTGTTCCCTTTTGGATGGCTGCGTCGAGCGCTCTTTGTTTAACGATTCTTTGCGGCTCGCGGATAAATCCGACAATCTCTTCGCCGTCTGTCTTAAAACACAACGGGTGAACTCGGCAGCCTTCACGCTGACTAAGCTCACCCGCTTTTGCTAGAATTTCTTGATCTGTCATATTTGTTTGTTTATGACAAATGTAGGATTTTTATCGGTCAATTGAGCCAATGATTAAAGGAACAGAAACCATGAGCTTTGTGTCGCCCTGCGAGGCTGACATCGAGTCCTCGGTGAATTCGCAGGCGCGTAGTACGTCTTTCTCCGTTACTAAGCCCCTACCCGAGAACGTTACCTGAATATCGAACGGCGCAATCTTAGAAGGATCGCGGTCCGGTGCTGCTGCGATTATTCGTTTCCACTCGTCCTGGTAGATGTCGATTGTACCTTCGTACTCGTAGTTGCCGTAGCCTCTGCTGATGGGCTGCGATCCTGCTCCGTAGTTGTTCTCTTTTTTCTGTTTCTTTTTGTAATCAATTTTAGCAATGCCGACAACGGGCACGCCAAAAAGCACGAGGCTTATGTTTGCCCAGCTGTAGTTTATTCCGTTGATTAAAGGCGTTGATGGCATGGTTCTTTTTTTTAAAGGGTTGTTGTAAATCCGATGTTAACGGTGATTTGGCGTGCTACTCCTACTGGCAGCAATTTAACCGATATGGTTATGTTGCTTGTCGCTAGTACGTTTTGTGTTGGATCGATTGTCACGCTTTTGCCGCTCAGCTCTGAAGCGCGCACCATCTCGTCGAGGCTGGTACTTGCTAGGCTTTCAAAAAATGCCACCGTGGTGTCGCTTAACGTTCCGTCGGTGTTTAACACCAGCGGGCTGTTAATGTAGGCTATCATGGCTGCATAAACGTTGCGAATTGCTTTATCGATGGTTCTGTTGTTCTCGATGTAGGCGTAGTCAGAATTAACCGCTACTGCTGTGTGCGAGTCGTTAAAGTAGCTACCTGCAAGGCCTACGTATTTCAATAAGAAAATGTAGCGGCGGTTGTCTAGTGTTACCTGGTTGTTTTTGCTTACCACGCTTGCTAGTTGTCCGTTTGCAAATGCGACCGTATCGCACTCTGCTCCGTTGCTGATATTGAATTTAACGGGCCATGCGATGTCCTCGCTTACCGATGCTAAACTCACCGCTCCAAGCGTAGCGCCTAGGGTGGTTATCGATTTAAAATTCGTTTTGTATAAAAACGCGCCCTGTCCTGCTCCGTCCTGCGAAATTACCACGCTCACCTTTGGTGCGTTCTGTGGGTTCAAATCGGGAAGCGTTGTTAAGTCGCCATAGCTCACGATATCGCTTGCGTAAAGCACAGACGATATTGGCATGTGGTCTGTATCGAGGATGTTCAGCACCGCTTGTATCGTTGCTAAATCGCCATCAAAAAAGCCGCCGTCTTTGTAGATGCCCACCTGTCTAATTTTGCCGCCTGCGTAGATTTGCATCATTTGCAGCTCTGCAAAAGTGTTGCCCATTGTTAATTGTGAAAAGCAAATGTACAACGAGCCCTTTGGTTGGATTCTGAAGTATTCCGCTATGTGGTAATGCCACACCGCAAATTTCGACGGCGTTCCGCCTGTTGGCTGCGTTAGGATCAAGAACAAATCGCCGGTTGCGAAAACGGACACCGGATTGTTGTCGCTTGGGTAGTACCCTTGCATTTTTGGAACCGTCACCGTTATCGTGTCAACGCTAAAAGTTGCGCTGAAGCCGTGCATGTATGTTCCGTTGTTGATTGCGTCTGTTATCGCTTGCCCTTGCAAAGCAATCGTAGTATCCGCTGCTAGTACCGTGTAGTTTGCAAGGTTCGTGTTTGAGCCGTCTACGTTTGTGTAGTCGATCTTGCCTACATCGCCTGTTGAGCCTAAGCTGTCCAAGACAACGGTAAACGTCGCCGAGGTTGCGTCAGCGTAGTCGTTTGTAATGCCGAGGTTCTCAGCGTCTTGTACGCTGCCTACGAGCTTGATGCGGTCGCTGGCTGTAAATCCCGACGGCAAATCTTCATCATTGGCGTATAAAGATAAACCGCTGATGTAATCTTCGCCTGCTAGTGGTCTGCCTAGCCCGCCTTGACCTTTGTTGAATATGATATCGTTCAGGGCCATTGGTTATTTTTTATTTGGTTTCTTATTGTTGTTTCCTTTCTCTGCAGGTGCTTCGGTGGTTGTTTCCGCCTGGGCTTCTGCGGGTGTTTCCGTTGGTGGTTCTTCAGCCGCTTTTACAGTCGCTTCTGCAGGTATTTCTGCTGGCTCCGGTGTTGCTGCTCTAGTGATTGTTACCATGCGTGTATTTGGCTGTTTAACGAGCCAATATTCGCCGGCTTCGTTTACCCATACCTTTGTTACGTGCGGTAATTCTTTGAATATTTCCTTTAATCTTGCGCTGTCCATTTGTTTAGTTTTTTATTGTGATTATGTTACTGTCATTAAAACGCCGTTATCGAATGTCAGCGTTTGCGTTCCTGTGTTAACCGTTCCGGTGTAACCGTCTAATCCGCTTTGTTTTGATACAAGATAAACGCCTGTTGTCGCTACCGGGAACCTAAATTCCATGCTGTTATTCGGCGCTGGTATTCCGTTCGGGTACCATAGAACAATGTTTTTGCCGTTTGCGAAATTCATCGTTAGGCCGTATGGGATCAAGCTGCATTCGACGCCTATTGCCGAGCTTTTAAAACCACCGTATTGAATAGTTGCTACCGCTGAGCTTCCGTTTTCATCCGTCAGAATTATGGGCTTGTTTGATTGGCGTCCTGCACCTAATACCGCATCCAATGCTGGGGTAGGGCCTGGGCCTCCGCCGCTGCTAGGTGGGTTGGTGTATAGCCAATTCACGCCGTCGTATTGAAAGTATGCCACAAACCTTTGTTCTGCGGATAAAGTTGCGCCTACGTTTGCAAATGACAAGTAAATTTCGAGGCTGTCTGTTGGGGCAAAAATCAACTCTAGATAATCGCCTTTGCTGCTCTTCAGGTTGTGCTGCGCTGCGATGTTGACAATCATCGCGTTTGTGCTCTGCGCCCCTTCAAACACAAATGTGTTAACGTAACAAATCGGGTTAATTGTAACGCTTAAATCGTCGGCTACGGCAATGGGTAAGGATTTCTGTAGATAGGTTGCTACTCTGCCTGTGTCGTCCTGTCCAGCTTCGTTTATAAATCTGAAATTTGCCATAGTTTTTTTTCAGGAAGTTGCCCCGCTCTGCGTGTGCGGAGCGGGGTTTCCTTTTTTATTTTTATGCGATCAGGGTTGTGTACAACACCAATTGGTCAGCGAAGCCGATTTGCGTGTCCATTTTGAACAAGCCCTTTACAAAAAACAGCGAGCTGTTGTTTTGTAAACGCATCAACTGCAGTTGGTTGTCCTCTGTGCTGTTGATACCTAACCATAAGTTAGAGTCGATGTCCGGCTTTGAAATTGCCACCACGATTGTGTTGTCAGGCATGCCTGCAAGTGGTTTGATTTCGTACCCTTTGTAACGATTGATACCGCGCTCTGTGTAGTCGTTGTTTTTGTAAACCGCAGAAGTGGTTAGCCACTCTTCGTATACTTGCTGTGTCTTGTAGCTCACGTGGAACTTTAAGCCCATTTCGCCGTACTTGTAAAGCAACGCTCTAGGTACTGACTGGTAGCATCTTTGGAATGCTGCGCCGATATTTTCTTGTCCTGCGCCTGCGGTTCCTGGTACCAAAATCGCCGGGCTTGAAATCACAATTGTTGGATATGTTGGATCCGTTGCTGCGTCCAAGGCTTTCTTTATCAAGCCATCAAAATAGTAGTACGACGCTGCTGATGCGCTGTCTCCTTTTGTTGTTGGATCGACGTTGTCTCCCGCTGGATCGTATTCGATACGGCTGTGCCATATTGCGTTCTCGAAGAATTCGTTTAAACGCTTCATGGTTTGGATCATCATGAAATTCTCCGCTGTTACCGGTAATTCACGGCCTAGTAATTTCGGCTGCAACATTTCCGCGTAGAAGTGCTGCTCGTAATCTCTCGGGTTGAATTCGTAGTATAACATCAAATTCTGCGGATCCAAAACGCGGCCGTCTACGTCTACCGTTCCCGTTGAGGTTGGTGTCGCCGTGTATGGTTGGATAAAATTGGATACTTCGATCCTTGGGATGGTTTTCTTTTTGCGGATTCCATCCTCTACGTAGATACAGCCTTTCTCGATTGTATCGGCGCCTACAACGGCGCGGGTAATCATATAAGACGCCGCCGGGCCGCTCCACGACGTGTCTATAATGTTTAAAGCATCAGCCATGATTTTTCTTTTTTAGGGGTTTATATTTATTTTTTTTCGATTCTGTTTCTGATTTCAGCCATGTTCTTTGCGATCACGTTTGTCAGGTGAGCTTCGTCTCCTGGGTTGCCTGAAGTCGCAATAACTGCAGCTGTTTTGTTTGTTGGTAATTGCTCCAACATATTCTTTGCTTTTGCAAGGTCAGCAACGGCCAATTCCACCCATGTGTCGATTGATTCGTTTTTGATTTTTCCGCTCTTTGCGAAACCTTCCACCATGTTTTTGGCTTCTGATTTCTTTGCTTCGTCCTCTGCTTTTTTAGCTTCGTCCTCTGCTTTTTTTGCCTTTTGTTTTAAGTCCTCCATTTCGGCTTTCAACTTGTCGCACTCTTCCTGCGCTTCGTTGTATTTGTCCTCTGCTTTTTTCATCTTATCTTCCATGTCGTTTTTTTTGTTCTCGATAGAAGCGATGGCGGCAAGAATTGACTCTTCGTTAGCGTCAGCTATTAAGCCGAGCTTATTTGCGATCTTTGTCATCTGTTGTTTATTTTTTGGTTTTTGAAAAATGCTATTGAGTATTGTTTGTCCGCTTTGCCACATGGCTTTTGCGTCGGTCATTTCTGTTGGCTTTGTTCTGCCCTTGTTGAAGTCTGCAGAGGCGTCTATTTCGTCACAAAATCCCGAAGCGAGGGCTTCGTCTGCGGTGATCCAGGTTGTTTTGTCCATGATTTTCAAAACGTCATCAACGGATTTGCCTGTTCTGCCTGCTATCATGGTCGCGATGGATACGCGCATTTTCTTTAGCTCTTCGGAATTGCCGCCATATGGGTTGTGGTACATAAGCAGTCCGTATTCGTTCATCACGCGCTTTCTGCCGGCTTGGAAAATTACCGCTGCAATCGAAGCGGCAATCCCGACGCAGACGGTGTCTACTTTGGTCTTTGTTTTCAGGATCGCGTTGTATATGCTGTAGCCGTCCATCACGATTCCGCCTGGGCTGTTAATCCAAATCTTTATGCTCTTTTTTCCCATCTGATCTAGCGCCATCAGCTCGCGTACAAATTGTCCGCCGTCGATGCCTGGGCCCTCGTTATCATCCCACCCTATGTGGCGGTCTATCAGCATCACGGGCTCGTCGACGTTTGGATCTACAACGTAGCAGAGATATGTGTCCGGCGTGTGTACCATGGTTCAATATTACAACGGCTATTTATTCGCTGTGTGTTTGTGAATTACTTTTTTTTATTTCGGCCATAATCTCGGCTCTGTTTTTTTCCGGGAGCGCGCTGAAGTATTCCTTACAAATCATGTTAATTGCGGTCGATTCGCTCACCTGGTGACGCGATACGTAGCCCTCAAAAAGCGCGTAGGTTTTGGGCTTTAGGTAGGCTTGCACCTTGCGGTCTAGTATCGTGTTTTTTTCCATTATGGCGCTACTTGGTATGTCAATTGTACGCCTATGTTGAATAGGCCGGATATGTTGCTTTCTGCTTTTATTTTCAGCTGGTTCTCGCCTCCAAATTGTATATAGGCGTACGCTGTGAAAAGCCTATTGGCCACTTCAAATGCGGCGGCTGCGTTTGGCTGCTCGAATTCGCTTGCGAAAACCGCCGCGATGATATCAGGCAGGGTTATAGTCAAATAAAAACGGCCAAGCGAAGGCGTCACGCTGCCTGAAAGATTCAGGTTAACGTATGCGACGTCGCCCACTCGTTTGTATTTCAAAAATATAATAGGTATGGTTGCGCTGCCTACGTCGACCGTTGTTATCGGCGCTTCTACGATGGTCCATTGGTTGCGGACCAAGCTAAAGAATTCAGCAATGCCTGTTGTCGGTGGCACCGTGAAAACGATTTGTCTTATTTCGTGTACGTTGTAGCTTATTCCGTCGGTGAATTGCACCGGATCCGCGTTGCCTGCAGAAAAGTACGAAACGTCGAGCACCGCCTGCGCGTCTCCGTATGGCACCGTGATGTTTGCCGCTGGTACCAGGTAGATTTCGCCGTTGTAGTAAACCGCGCCCTCGCTGATAATAAAATTCGGGTAGGTGCCGGTGTTAACGCAGCCCCATAAAACGTATATTTTTGTCGGATCCACCTCGCCGAGTACGTTTCTCGCCAGCGCGTCTAGGGCTTCCTGGTATGCTGATTGAAGGTGTTGAAGCGTTCCGCTTTTGATTGGCATGCCGACCGAAGTCGTGATGTTGTCGGTTGTTATTTTTTTCATCTTAGTATGTTTGTATGTTGTAGGTGAGTCCGATTGTGTTGTATTTGTCTACGAATTCTCGAATTGTTTTTTCTCTCAGTACGTCGTTGGTTCCTTGCGCCTCAAAAACCGCCACCGGCATGTATATCGTGTAGCTGTAAAATGCCGCGAAGCTGTAGCCGTCTATGATGTAGTCCGTTGATTCGAGCCTGTAGCTTATGCTGCTTATTACCTCCGTGCCGCCCACAATAAATGGGCCGTATGGCGGTGTGTTGGTTTCTATGAAAATGTCCGGTAAATCGGGCGGCTGCCTGAAGGTGGTTTCGTACCTGCGGTTCAGCGCGTATTCAAGAATTATTTTTTCATGCGTGTATTTCAGGCGCTCGTCTACTCCGATAAAGCTCGGGCTGTATACCGACCATGCCGTTGGTTCCGTTGGTGGGAAATAGTTAGAATTGATAAGTGAAATGTACAAGCCTTCGCCGTATCGCACAATTGCTCCTTTGCCGTATAGGGCGCTGAAAAAATAAACGGGGTAGGTGTCGTTGCCTGTTTTGTAATCGTCGAAAATTCGCGCGTGATCCGTCTCCAGCGGGGTGACAAGGTTGTATAACCATTTCACCATGCGCGTGTAGCGCTTGTCGGGTGGCAGCAGGTCGACCGTCCTTGCTATGTAGTCGTAATCAAAAAAGCCCATTTTTATTCAGGTATAAAGGTTAATGTATCGGCGAGCGTTGCGCCGCTTGTTGTCTCCCCTACTATGTATCCCGCAACGGTTGCCCATTGGCGTGCTATCACGGTGTTGTTTTGTACCAGGTATGTGCCGGTGCCGTATGGCGTCGCGTCATAGCGTGCGCTTACGTTTTCAAATACCACGTCGTTCACTCCGGGTACGCTCTTTATGGCAATCTCCAAATCGAGCAGCCTCATGTTGCCATCGAATGGGATGCCTGCGAAGTAAGCCTCAATCGCTGCAATAACGGTGCCGCTGATTATGGAGGAGTATCCGCCTTGGTAGTAAATGCTCGCGGCTACGTATAGCTTGTCTGCTGCTGCGCTGGTACAATTGTAGGCGATGCCGGCTACTCCGATGATGCTCATGTAGCTCTGCAGGGCGGCTAGCTCTAATCCGTCGAGCGCTTCCGGTGGATCGTTTTTGGCTACCTTTACCTGCACCCGTCCTGAACCGGTGCTACGAACGCTACAGCGGCTCACAATTCGAAGATCGGCGTTAACGACGGGGTATTGTGGCACCAGGTCGATTAATTGCACGATTTGCGGGTTTGCTGCGTCGTATTGGAATTTAAACGCGCGGTCCTGCACCCATTGCGGTGTCTGCGGGGCCGATAATGCCACGACGCTTTCGCTTTGTGCTAAGAATACGTCCTGTAGCTGCTCAAACAAATTGATTGCAACGGCGACGACGTAGGTCCACAATCGCCATATGGCGCGCTTGCTTGTCGAGGTGGCTCCTGCGAGCTCCGGCGTTGCTTGTACGTTAGTTATAATCTGCTGTTGTATGTCGTCTATTGTCCGTGCCATGTTATGGGTTTAAATCGATTTGAGCTTCAACAATAAAATTGTTCGGGGGTTCGCTTAGCGTCTCCGCTGGTACGCCTTCCGTATCTATCAATGCGCAAATGTAGGTTATTTGGTAATGATATAGGTTGGTGTGGTCGTAGTCCTGCGATTCGCCACTGCGCATCATGCTGCTGCATTGCGTTGGTTGGTAGTTGGTCAGCGCGGCGTTTATCAGCGCCTTGATCTCGTATGGCTGCGTGAATTGTTCGAAGGTGCCGTCGGTCATGTCGTAGTCCTCTGTCACCAGGTGGATTATCACCTGAAGGTCCGCCTGGCTAAAACCGCCCCCTAGGGGATGGTGCTGGTTGGGTGCTGCAATCTCGATGAAGGCAGCGGGTTTCGGGAAGTCGTACATTTTGCCGTCGGTTTCATCCGAGAGCTGGTTGTTCCAAATCCGCACGAATTTCAGCGCGGGTACGTCGTTGGTCAGTTTCTCCATGATGGAGAATATTGCGTCTTTTATGCCGGCCATTTTGCTTTTATAAATTGTTCAATTGCTTTTATTAGCTTATCGTTCAGTTCCTTATTGAAGCCCATGAATTGTCTTTGTGGCATCTTGCCTCCGTTGGCTAATTCGCCGCCGTTGTTGTGTATTGCTGCGTAGGGGCTTGTCACAACAAACCGCACGATTTGCCCGTTGATTGTCTTTGCTGAGGTGGCTACGTTCCGTCTAAGGCGCCCGGTGGGTGATAGCCCGGTTCCGGTTAGGATTGCCCTCGTTTGCCGTCTCTTTGCGTTGTGCATCGGGTACTTATAGGCGTTGGTGCCTGGTATCTGCCTTTGCGGTGTTTGCCATTTTTTTCCATCCCAGTCCTGTTTAACAAATCGTTCATCCCAATAGGCTAGTGAGCGCTTTGCGAGCACCTGCATTAGCTCGATCTTGTCGTGCTCCATGGCGTTCAGTAGCTTATCAAATTTGAATTTGCTCATTATTTTATGTTTATTGGGTAGTATTCAAGGACGATATTTTTGCTTTGCAGGTTGGTCGCTTTCTCTATGTCGACGCCATCAAATTGCATGAGCTCGCCGTCCTCTAGGGGGCGGTCCATTAAAGTCTGCACTCCGCTTTTGAACCATTCGTAATAAATGGGGCGTAGGTGCAGCGCTTTGAGCGGCTCGTTGCGTTTTCTGCACAGCGCGATAATGTTTGCGCATTGGTCTATCGCTGTGTTGTGTGTCGTTGCGTATGTGCTGAAGTTGTGCATTATTTTTGTGTTAATCGGTATGCTGTGTGGTTTATTAATTGTGTCATATCTGCTAGGATGTTGCGCAGGTCGATGTCCTCGGGTGCTGTCAGTGTGTTGTGCGCTTCCCATACGGTGTCTCTTAGCCCTTTCATGTATGCCTGCAGGTCCGTTGGTGGTCCTTGCAGCTGTATTAATCCTGCTGCCTGGGCGCGTCCGTATTTGCCGTAGTAGGTTTCTGTGAAGGTGTCGGTCAGCTCGGCCCATTTGTCGTAAAAATCGCCAAGCTCTAAATGCTCCGGGTTGCTGTAGGTCAAGTGGTGCATTTGGCGTACGTTGGCCCATACTTCGTTTGCCGTGATTATGAAGTCCTGTATTTTCATGCCTGTTTGCTTTTTTGCGTTGTTGGTTCCGTTGGTTTTTTGTCGGGATCGTTTACTTTTGAGAAGTCCATGTCTTTGTCCGCTGTACTAAGGTACGCGATTTTTGTTTCTCTGTACTCGTCGAGCTCTTTTTGTGCTTTACTTTTTTCCTTTGCCATCGATGTAGTTTTGTAGTGTTGTTTGTGAATAGCTGTTTTTTTGTAAGTCAAATTTACCATTAAAAGGGAAGCCTTTATTTTTCCAAAATTCTTGGCCTGTTTTGGTACCCATTAACTCCTCAAAAATTTTAGCGTTGGTTCCGTGCTCATCATTAAAGTTTCCTATTGCCTCTGATATGCTTTTTCCGTATTGCTTATCTTTTGTTGGCACGTATCCAAGTCTTGCCCAGGTATAATACCCGTTGAAGGTTTTACTTTCTTTTGCGGATCCTGCTGCCGCTGTTTTTATTTCTTTGTATCCAGCCCTTGTGGCATGGTCCACTTGTGATTTAAAAATCTGAGCACCTTTGCCTTTGTATGCGCTGTCTTGAGCAATACGGAAATATTCGTTATCTATTGTTTTTTCTTCGTACCTGATTACTCTCGTCATTATTACGCCTTCGCCTTTAAACCGTACCTCCGCGTTGCTTTTGTAATATTCTATATCCGCCTTGCCTTTTATGTCGTGTGGCACTCCTGCTATTCGCATCAATTCTTTTGCGTTAGGCGGAGACACTGATGGATCGTGGTCATTTTGATATGATATTTCAACGTTTTCGTATTCTTTGTCTTTTGGCAGCGGCAGTCCGAAATTCTCGCGAGCGAATTTCCGGTCCTTTGGTGCGACTTCAAAGTATGGGTGGTCCGGTTTAAAAATGTAGCCGTCCTTGCCTGGGTTCATTTTGAATACGTCCTGCATTTGGTCGCCTACCTGCTGCGCTAGCTTTTTTTTCTCTGCGTCGGTCGTTAATTTGACGTCGTCGTATTTGTCTATCTGCACCAAAATGCAGCGGCAGTTGAAGTGGTTGAGCGGCGTGTATTTATCCCACATTTTGTCGTCGACCGGTAGCGTCATCCCGTCCAAGGGGGCGCAAATCTCGGAGGTGTTCGGATCCATCACGGCGCTGTATTTCAGGTATGGAAACGTTGCCTTTGTGTTTTGTATCTCATCCCATTGCGAGGCCTGTTGCGCTTGCCCTACGGCGGTGTTGTATTCAGAAGCGAGCCAATTGGTGTTATAATTGTCGTAGGTGGCCATCACGCTGTTCTTAAAGTCGCGGTAGGTTGCTGCGTCCGCCATTTTGCTGCTGAGGTCGCGTAGCGTGCTTTCGTAGTCGCGTACCTGCTGGTATGTTTTGGCGCCGCTGAACATATAAACGTTCTCGCGTAAATCCTGCAGGAGGGCGCTGCGTGTGGTTCCTATCTCTAAGTCGTCGATGTTGTCTCCAAAGCCTTTGAATAGCCCGTGTTCGAGGTAGCTGCTGAGGCGGTCGTAGTACCATTCCGGCAGTTTGCTGCTGGAGTCGATGTCGCCATCAAAAACCGCCCGTAGTAGGCGGTCTATGTCAGCTTCGCTCATCTCGAATTTCATTTATAAAGGGCTTTTAGCTTGTTTTGTATTCCGGGTGTCAGCGTTGGTTCCGGTGCCGGCGCTGCTGTTGTTGGTATGCCGGTGCGCTCTTCAAAGTATGCCGGATCCATCTGCAATCCTGCGCTCTTCATTGTCTGCGCTATCTCGGCTGTTGCTTTGTTGCTTGCGTCCTCGCGGCGGCGCATCTCTTCGCGCTCCTGGTCGTTTTTGATTTCGAAGTGCAAGTCGTCCGGGATTGCCATCCCCATTTCGCGCAGCCTGGGCAGTAGTTCGGTGTTCACGTTGTGCTCCAAGAACCGCGTGTCTATGGTTTGTATGTTTTTGAGCGCTTCCGATACTGGGTTGTCCTCGCCTGCGCCTGCTCCTAGTTTGCCTGGGGTGCTATCTAAGGCGTCGGCGTGTCCTAGGATCAGCTTGCTTATTTTTTTCTCGCACCTGGTCTCGAGGCTCTCGTATATTTTGAAGCCTTGCCCGGTTTGCTTTGATTCCATCAGTTCGAGCTCGTCCATCATATCGAGGAGGATGTATCCTGCGTTGCCCATTTTTGATAATGCCGCCTCAAATTCGCCGCGTTCGCTTTCTGTTGTTTTGCCGGTCCTGCCTACTCTGATGGGCATGCCGTAAAGCTCAGCGCTGTCCATGTTGAAACCGAGAACGTTGCGGCATATAATTTCGTAAAGGGCCACCT